CCCCAGCCGCCAGCCCCCCAGCCGGAAAGAACGGTCTGGATTTCGGCTCCTACGTTGATTTGATACGTGGCTACCGCTGTCTCTGCAGTTTCCCAAATCTCATATTCTGGAGTTACAAAGTCAAGGTCCAAGTAAATACTGTCAGCCACATTTGCCACAACAGGGAGGATGACTGTGTACGTATTCGAGTCAATGACCGTGACTTGGTACTCTTGATCAATAACTGCGGCGGTGACGTTACCACCAAAACCTGTGGCCCCACTAAAAGTAACAAAGTCTCCTGTTATGCAACCATGACCTGCATCTGTCACGGTCATGATGTTTGAACCTACCGTCACAGAAAACGACACATCTCCCGGAGCAGTGACTGCCCGGATCGGAGTAACATCGTTATATATACCGCCATTAGCAAGGGCAATGTAGTATTTGAGGTTCGTCCCAAGCCCGACGTACTTCGCACCACCAAGCGATGACCAAGCCCACAGTGAACGACAGATACCAAGGAATTGATCATTCGTAATCTGCTGCCATCCACCGATCTTCTCAGGCTGACCTGAGCGAAAGCGGATCTTGTCGCACGAAAACCAACCGCCTTCCGTGGAGTAACGCGTTCCTTCTCGGTTAACTCCGGGTTTGAGTTGTAGCTTTTTGAGCGGCATATCAGTTTCCTATCGCCAGCACCCGGTCGTACCGCGCCTTACGATCTGCAAGCCCGATGAGTCCACCGTTGATCCGCTTGGTCAACTGCTCAAATTGTCCTGCGTCGGCCAAGGCAGCGCAGCCGTTTACGCTCCAGAACCAACCCGCTGACCGTGCAGCGCCCACATGCAGGAGGAGTAACTCCGGGCTCTCGACCAGATTGAAACCAAGCGCGTTTCCACAGCGAGTGTAGTTGTCTTTGCCCGTAAGTTGTTTAAGTCCTCTGCCGATAAACTTCCAGCCATCACCGCTTTGCACGGGACCGTTACCCATGCGGCTTGAGTACACCTGATTGGCAATCAGTTCTGGCTTACGGGCGAAGGCGTCGGCAACGGTCTTGGTGGGGAAGCGCTTGGGCCACACACGCATCAGCGCCTCGGCGCTGTAGTTCAGGCTTTCCGTCAGGCGGGTGTACCCGGCACTCTCATGGGCGGTTTGGGCAATGAAGGCAGCGACCTGCTTGGGCGTGTTGATCTGGAACTCAGCGCAGGCCGACTGGATGGCAGCAAGCCACTCACCGGGGTTCTTCACCCCTGCAGCAGACAGGTGCTGCTCAGTGATCACTTCTGCTCCTTGAGGAGTTCGCTCTTGTCCTTGCTGCCCTGGCTAGAACCGAAGTAGTAGGACAGGATCTGCGTCACCGCAGCAGACAGTACACCCAAGACGTAGATCAGGATGTCCTTGGCCTCGGGCTTGACTTCAATGAAGAGCAGGACACCGAACAGAGCAAACGCCAGCGATACAACGCCAAGCGCCAGCACCGGGGTCACAATCTTGTTGATCAGCGGGGCCTTGTCGTTCGTGGAGATCTGAATCTCACGGTCACGGGCGTTTGAACGGTCCTTGGCGTCAAGTTCTGCCATGAACTCGGCGTGCTGCATGGCACGCTCCCGAAGATCTTTGACATCCTCGGGCTTCATCTCGTCTTCAGGCTTGAGCGCCACACCGAGCTTTTGCTCAACGTAGTCCACACCCTTTTCCAGAACTGCGTCAGCGATCTTGGGCAGACCGTTGGAGATCAGACCTGAGACGATTGATGCAACGATTGGGAGCATTTACTTCTCCGATAGGGGCTGTGTGGTGATGGCCCGCAGGATCACGATGCACACCGCGACGACACTGCCCACGATGGCGTGTCCCCAAGCGGGGATGGGTAGCTGGACCACGAAGCCCTGTAGCAGCGACAGCACCGCAAGAGCGATGGAGAACTGCACCGTGCGCGAGCGCAGGGCGGCGAGGATGAGTTGGGTGTTGGTCATGTTAAACCAAGTTGGCCCCGGCAGAAATCACAGGGTTAACGCGGTTGACTGCTGCTGTGGTAACAGTAATGGAAGCATTAGCTGCCAAGGTAGCTGTAGTAAACGTTGCGTCAATACTGACCACCCTAACGTTTGCAAGTGCCGCCCCCGCCCCCGCTACAGAAATGAAGCTGCCGCTATACACTTTGGTTTCATCGTTGCCAGACAACGTAAGAGTGTTTGTGCCAGCAGTAATGGCTCCGGTCACACCAGTAATGGTGCCGTTGGTTCCTGCCGTAGTTACTACCCAGTAATTAGGCCCGCCTGCGGAAGATGCAGTGTTCTCAATTATTGAACCACGGAAAAGTGTCGCGTTATCAAGCGCCGTAGGAGTTGTTGACGAGGCGTAAATTACAGCGCGGTTGCCTTGATTTGTTTTAAGCGTTTCGTCGTTTAGCTCAACAACAGGGAAGCCACGCAGCCTGTATGTTTGCCCGGAGCAAACACTTACAGTCGGAACACTACTAGTAGTACCCCATTGTGAATTTCCACGGATGACTATGTTATCGCCGTAGTAACCCAATGACCTTAGATTTATAGCTGCCTGTGCAGATCCCGGCTGTACCAGTGATAGATTGTCCGTGATCTTTATGCAGTCTGCGGGGTTAGTAACGTCCGTGCAACCATACATACTAAGTAACTGGAATGTATGATTTCTTGCGGTATTTTCTGATACAACCCAATTTCTTAACGTGCCGTTAATAGCCTGAGCCATACCAATAGCACTGGCAGTTGCTACTGAGCCATCAAACAAAAAGTTATTGCCCGTTATAACCACATTGTTCAGGTTTATGTCGGCGTTGTTAAATTGTATTGACGGATTACCGCCAACAAAAAGATTATCAGATATAACAAGTTGATCAAAGGACGCAACGCCAGCAAATGCTCCAGTGCCTGTGCCGTAAGAATAGATTCTGTTGCTGCTAATAATAAACCTGGCTTGACCAGGGTCTGTGTACAGCATTTGGCTCATTGTAATAGCCAAGTTAGCTGTAAACCCTACCCAGTTTGGGTTATTGCCCGTCCCAGCAGTGCAGGTATTGCCGGTCATATTTGCTGTTAGAGCACGCAAAATTACAAACGCATAACAACTGTAAGAAACATTGCCAACAATGTCTAAGTCATAAGTATTTTCATGGGATCCAAACGCGGCCCTATGAGTATTGCTTGCTACTGAGTCTGATTGGACAAATTGAAAGGCCATGAAGCCATCATAAAGATGGCGAACGCGTTGTCCCACACATTTAGTGAATATCACACGCCGCGCATAAACTGCATATGCGGCGTAAAAACCACTGTTCTGACCTTCGGTGATTACAACGTTTGGATCAACGCCTTCAAAATAGCAATCGGACACTGTAAAGTCTTGTACCCATTCCACATAAACAGCGATCCCCTGAAATCCGTAGAACCTGCAATTCTTTACTGATATGTTTTCTACGCCTTGTCCGTAAATTCCACAGGGGCCGTTACCGTTTGCAAGCGGTGTGGCTCGTACTCCACCGCCCAACATATTAAACCCGCTTATAGAGATATTTTCTATGGGCAATACACTTCGTACATTGACTGTGTACGATGGCACCGTAAGCGTGTATTGGAGCGGAGACTCAAGGGTAAGGTTTAGTCCTGAAACGTTAACAATTTTGTTTACGTCACAGTAGTAGGCAATCGCTGTACTATTCCTATATTGAACTTCTGTAGAAATACAGCGAACTATTTGTCCAACAGCAAAGTTTGTTGCGGATGTCAGCGCAAGGGTGTACGAACCTTGATTGGCCGTAGCAGTCAGTGTTGTCGAATTAAACGAGTTGGGTGTAACAACCCTAAACACCGCTCCACTACCGCGCACCGCTCCGTTGTAAGCCAGCGTAGTGGCATCAATGGTTGAGCCATCCCCGATGATCGTGATGTTGCTGTACGGCACCAAGATGCTGGTATTGATCTTGTATGTGCCAAACGGGAACACCAGCGTCCCGCCCGTCGTCATCGTGTTAATCGCCGCTTGAACAGCGGCGCTGTCATCTGTCACACCGTCGCCAACGGCCCCGAAGTCTTTGACACTTACGGTATCGCGGAGCTTGGCCTGGACCGACCGAGTGGTAGCGCCAGTGCCCGACTGGAGAAACGGCATGGCCGTGCTCGCAGTGCCAACGGCAACTACGTTAGTTCCATCGCACCGTACAGTCAGCGCATACCCATTGGGCACCGAAACACCTGAGCCCGCCGCCGTCTTGATCGTTTGCGCGAAGCCGCCTGTGGTGTTGTTATAAACGATGTAGACCTTGCTGACGGCAGGGCAGATCACGTTTCGCGCCGCACCGGGGGTGCCGGTCAGGTTCAGCACCATCGCCCGAGCTTCGTCAGTCGCCCCGTTGGCCGTGGACAGCGTGTAGTCCGCTGCCGTCATCGTGATCGTGGCTGTGCCAGCAACCGAGGTGTCTACCAGCGCCGTCAGGCCCGTGTTGACGGTAGTTCCCCAGTTGGTAGACCCATCAGCAGGCTGAACCAGACGAAGGCTTGAGGTATACGTAGTCATGATTTACCTTACGCGAAGCGGATGAGCGCCGTGGTGGCAGTGGGCGTGGGGAGTTGCACTGTGAAGTTTGGACCCGCAACCTTGTCGGCACCGAAGTCCAGTACAGCGATGGCACGGTCAGCCTTGGAGGTGTTGTAGATCAGCGCTCCACGAGCCGTAAAACTCACGCCTGTCCAGGCGGGATTATCAAAAGTGACATAGGCCGTCGTGCCAGAAAGCAGGACTTGCACATTGAGCAGCACCTGCCCTCCAGCGGTATAGCCCATACTTGAAACCTCGCCCGTAGCGGTATAGACCGTGGTGTCGGCACCAAGAGAAGCGGCGCTCGTATAGAGCGCCATCTTCAGGACATCGGTATCCAAATCATGGATACCCAGCCATGACTCCTGTTTGAACGAAGAGCATAGCGTTTGCACCAGGGCCATTTAGATCACCTTCGTTCTGACTTGTCCGCTGCGATAGGCGTCCTGGCGGTCCTTGCCATCACCCAGGTTCTTCAACAGCGTCAAGGACTGTCCGTATTCCTTGTCCATCATTGCCACGATGTCCTGCTCCTGTTTCATAAACCGAGCCGCCTCTACCATCACCGCGTTGAACAGCACGGAGTCAAAGTTGTCGCCCAGCCATGTGTTGGTGGCTGTGACAATGCTCTCTGGGTAGTAGAAGTAGTTCAGTTCTGCGGACAGCAGGGGGGATATTGGAGGCGTTGGGCCAAACAAGAATCTCTGAACCAACGGCGTGGTAGTGCCGTTCAGGGCGTAGTATTTGGGCGTTCCGGTTACCGCAGGGTCAGGGTATGACTCGCGGATGAAGTTCACGTCTTTGTTCAGGAGGAACTCGTAACTCCCGGAGGCCAGCACCACAGCAAGACTGTATGCCGCCAAGAAGTCCGTGGGCGCGTTGACGTTCTGCCCCGTCAGAGACAGCGTCGAGGTTTTGCGCAACGTGGGGAGTTGCACCGAGTTGTAGATGCGCTGCTCAGCCAGCTTTGTGAGCGTGGCAAAGTCTGTCGCTGAGAATGTGTTCTCAGTCGAATCCTCAACAGCGGTCTTCAACTCGGAATAATTCACAACTCACCTCACGCCATCGGGCCACGAGACATGAAACCCCGCGTAGCTGCACCAGACCCACGCTGCTTGATGCCAGACGTTTTGGCAGCAGGCGGTTTGCCCATCGCCGTGTTTCCGACAACCATGCAGATCTCGTCCTTCAGGGTCTCGATCTCTTGGGGTTGCCCCGATTTAGCCGGGGCGAGCTTCTTGGCCTTCATCATGGTGTCAGCCCGTCTTTTGGTTCATGGCGCGGGAAAGATTCTTCCCGTACTTCATGCGGTCGTCCGTCGTGGGACCGCCCTTTTTGAAGCTCGGCGTCTGGCCGGGGTGCAGTCGGCGCTCGTGCGCCTTCACTGCTTCTTTCGGAGTCATCTTTGCCATTTCGGGCTCCTTGTGTTTAGGTCGTGCTGACCGTGACTGTACCAACATATCCCACGCCGACCAAGCTATTCGGCGTCAGGGGCGCATCAAAACTACTGGACCCACCCACCGGGGCCCAACCCCATTGGATCACCCGACTGCCTTCACCAATGGTTCCAAGAGCAGTTTGACCTGAAGCCAACCAAGTATTCGTATCTGGACGCGGATCTCGTATGGCCTGGGGGTCCGAGACTGGGAAGGTCCCTAACAAGAGTTGGGGGTGATCCTTACTCCAACATTGCGGGCACGATTTTATGGCTGTACGCTTTGTTTTGATGACCTCATTCTTTAACTTTTTGAGATCAAAACGAAACCCACAACGATCACAAAACCCAAAACTTTTTGCACCATTAGCAAAGCGGTTAGACATGCGTCACCTCAAACTTGTTCTTTTTTGAGATGTTCTCAACACCCCTCATGACGCGCAAATTTAACGGCACATGCAGACCAGAAACGTGTTTACCTTGCAGAGGTATTACGTGATCTACATGCCAAGACTCGCCATTACGTCGAGTCAGCATCGCCGCTACAGCATAGACACACTTCATTGTCAGTCTGTCATCTTTTGTCAACCATTTTGGAGTGCGCTGTCGTACCGCTTTTTTACGGCTTGCATTTAGGTATGCAATATTGCCTGCGGCCTTTTTACGATACTCTTTCTTTTGGGCTAATCGTGCTTCCTTGTTAACTTCATAATCAACTTTTTTAGCTTCAGCTAGTCGCTCTTTGTTTGCTTCACGGTACTCTTTTTTCCGCTCGGCTATACGCGCTTTATTTGCCTCATAGTACGCTTTATGGTACTCACCGCTATTTAGCCTTTTAGCGTTGTACTCAGAATAATACTGCTTTAGCTTATCAGCATTTGCTTGCGCATACTCTTTTTGTTTCTGAAGCCTATACTCTTTATTCTCGTCGTTCCATTTTTTGCGGGCGGCATTACGCGCATCGCGGTTCTCCGCGTTATATTTTTTGTAATAGGCAAGTGCCTGTTCGCGTGTTTTGAACGCCATGATCAACTAATAAACTGCTCTCTTGGTACGAACCGTACCGCAGCCTTCTCACGGTCTTCCGTCGAGGCAAGATCCCAGGCTTCGTCATACTGCTGCTTCAGCGTAGCCATACGCTCCATCGCGCCAGGGATCTTCATGGACAGGTAGTACGCCAAACCTGCCACCAGCGCATTGAGGAAACGGAAAGGAATGTCCTGCGTGTACGTGCCACCCGCACCAGCGTCCTGTATGCGGCGCAAGCGCCAGTAGACAAACGTGTAAGTCTGAGAATTGTCAGGCGTGGGCCAGACAGTGAACTGCGGAGCGTCGGCTTGGCGGTTGATCCACACCTGAATCGGCCTTGCCTGCTGCAGCTTGTTCGGGATGGACGAGTACGTAGAAACACTGATGCGCGTGATGGTCAGGTCAGTCTGTGTAGAGACGTTGCCAGCGCCCGTGCGAATCACATGCTCCATCAGGTCTACTGTGTCGGCAGGTAGCGTGTAAGTGGCAGTGCCGGGAGTCAGGACTTGCTGCCCCTGCTCAATCGTCCACATATTGATGCCACGGTTTGACCAGTCTGCAAAGAGAAGATTCAGTGATCGCCGCGCCGTGCGCAGGTCATAACCCGTGCGAAGCTCAGCACCACAGCGCTCAAAGGCTTCCTCGACGTACTCGTTGAGGTCGAGATTAAACGTAGCGGTGCCGGAGGTTGTCATTGTTTCTTCCCAATCCGTTCACGTTCTTCCAGCAGCCGCACCTTGACTTGAAGCTCATTGATGTGCGCCATCAACTGCTCTTTTAGCAGTGCCCGCTTTTCGGCAGAAATCGGACTATCTGTGGGTGTTCCGCTAGATGTAATAAGCGCGGGCATGGAGCCTTCAATCTTGGTCAAACGCTCTGAGAACGAGTTTACCTGCCCGAGCAACCACGCAAGTGCCGCCACCACAATTGGGATGACTGCTTTAAGTACGTCAGACCAAGCCATTACCTGTACCTAGCGGTCTTTGCAGCAACCTTGGGAGGCTGCTTGACGAACTGTTTGCCTGCGGCTTTACCTGCGCGTTTGGCCCGAGTGGTGGCAGCGTACTCTGAAGGTGTAAGAGACTCGATAGCTGCCTTGGGGAGGTAGCGTTCGCCGGTCTTGCTAGAAGGTTTGCCACTTTTGGTCGTCCAACGCTGGTTTCCCCAATCCTTCAAGCTCTGCTGCGGGGCTTTCATGTCAGTCCTTGTACCCGCCACCCTTGGCCTTGTACTGCTTGGCAAGAAGCTGTGCCTTACGGGCGCTCCACTGACCTGCACCAGTGCCTTGTACCGCCCTGGACTTGATGGATTCGAAAAGCGACTTCCGCATCCCAGGCTTGGTGTAGTTGCCAGCTTCGTTCACGCGAGTCTCGCCTCCGGCAGCGTACTCCGTAAAGTCCGTGTTGTCCCTGCGGGCATGGCGTTTTCCGTCCTGAAGGAAGTCGGTGTTGTCCCGGCGCTTTTTGCTTACGCCCTTCTGGATAGCGCCCATGCCACGCGAGGCCATCATCACACGAATCTCCCTTTGGTCTTACCACGCATCTCGCAGCCGCCACCACGGACGGAGCCGCCTTTGGCATAGCCCTGCATGGGTAACAGCGTCTTGGGGTTCACACCCGCAGTGCTGATGACACCACGCTTCGGTGCAGTGCCCGGAGGAGTCGCGCCACGGGATTCCCGACGCTTCTCTGCGTCACCCTCACGAGCCTTGGCTGCACGGGATTCTGAAGCCGAACGAGCGTTCATAGCATCTGCCGCAGCGCGATCAGCCATCTGCCGAGTTACCGACACAGGGCCAGACTCCCCACGCGGACGCCCAGCAGCGGGGGCAGAAGACTTCGCTCCAGCCGTTTCGGTCGTGTACTTCTTGCCTTGCCAAGTGAAGGTCTTGTCGCCAGCAGAGCGGGCTTCAGCGAAGGCTTCTTTGAAAGACTTAGGTTCGGCAGACTTCTCGGGCTCTGACAGAGCACCGTAGCCACCAGAGCCTTCTTCCATTTCGGTGGTCTCGCCACCATCAGCAAACTTGCGTCGTTTCATGGCTTGCCCCTCAGCAGCTTCCGCCGCCCATCATCTTGACCATCTTGCCCTTGGTCTTGCCACGGGACTCGATGCCGCCGCCACGGGCGTAGCCCTTGCCTTTGGCTTCTTTCTTCTCGTGCTCAATCATGCTCTTGGGAGCCTTCTTGGCCTTCAGAAAAGCCAATTCCTTACCAACCATCTTCTTCGACTCTTTCATGATGCCTCCTTCGGCATGTGCTTTGGGACCAACAAACTTCTTCGCTACGCTCGGCGGGACATCGGTCTTGCCTGCAAGTGAAGCATACATAAACCTGCGCTGCTTTTCAGACTGGATTGGCAATTTGTTTGCTCCGCAGAGTATCTAGCTTGGCTTCAATCCTGTCAAAACGATCAAGCAACTCTTTCATATCCGCCCGGAACTCCGACCGCGTGATGTGATCACGGGCAATCTCTTCCCTAGTCCGGTTGAGCAGGATGGAGATGCGGTCAAGCTCCTTGAACTTGGCTGACATGAAGAACGCCACTGCACCAAGCAGGACTGTCAAGACGAGATTCCACAACACCGTAGCGTCCATAAATCACTCAACAATTCCATGCCCGCAGGCTTTTGTTGATACGAGAGTTCGGGTCCTTGGCCGTCTTCTCGGAAGTCAGCTTGTTCTTCATGCCCTTCATCCGGGCACAAAATGAATCTCGGCGCGGGCCACCTTCGGGTTGGGGCGCTTTCAGCCCAGGCTTGCCGGGGTTAGCTCGGTTGTAGGAGGCGCGGCCCTTGGCGTTCAGACCGCCTGATTCTGCCTTGCCTTCCTTACGCTGCCAAGCAGGCGACTTAGCCATGATCAGGCCCACATTCTGCTGGGAGTTTCGGGAAATACTTGCCACTGTGCCAACTCCGTGGCCTCGTCAGTGTGGCGCACGTTGACATGCCAGCCATCAATCGGAGCCATCTCATCCACCGCTTCGCCGCTGCCGTCTTCAGCAGGCAGCAAGTTGCCTGTGGGCTTGTAGATGACGCCGATGACATCCACCGCCGCGTACTTGGGCACCAAGACCGTCTCGACCACATCGTCTTGCACGTTGGTCTGCTCGGTGAACAGCGCCGCGTTGGCCTCGGCTTCGTCAGCGAATTTCAAAAACATGTCGGTATACATGGGCACCTCGTTGAATGGGTCGAAGGGGTCGTAGGTCATGGCCGAAAAATGGGCTTGCGCTCAACAAACTTGGCATGGTCATAGGCGTCAGCGATGTCCGCTGGGGCTATCTCATAAACCACCCCAGCCCACATATCCGCACAGTCCCACGCTGCCTCACGGTTTGAAAACACGCCCACAAGCTCTGCGGCACGGTGATCAAAACGGTCTACAGAACTGACTACTACAAACATGGCGGTCATACCGTAATGGCCTGCAACTCGGCATTGCTCAGGCGGCGGGGGTAGTAGGTGATGCGGCGGAGGTAGCCGTTTATGAAGCTGGCCCCTAATGCCTGACTGCCAAGTAGTAAATTACTAACTGTCGGTACTGTTCCTGATGTATCAGTCGTAGCCAAACCGCCATTAGCAACAATTGCGAAATCGTTGGTCGCATAAGCCAATGCCGCTTTAGTCGTTGCGTTTAGCGTCCAAGCGGTTGCATCTGCCGCAGCTTGAGCTACACCGCCGGCAACTACGCTCATCCGCGCATTGCCGCTACTGTTGTTGCGAGTAATTTGAATGACATTATTGTTTGTGCTGTCATTAAACTGAAAAGCTCTTGGGAACGCTGCCGCAAGCGAGTCAAAAGTTACACCCTCAAAATACGTTGTCCCCGCACTCGCATTAAACCAAGGCGACAACGTATTCACTGAAGCCACATCGGCTGCACGGGTCAGCGCGGTGGTGGTGGTGGGGATGACGGAGGTGGCAAACGCGCCAAGTTCTAGTTGGGGTAGGCCGATGCGGAGGGTGATGTCGATGGCGACACCGGAGTTGAAAAACAGATAAATCTGCGGCTGAATAAACGCAGTACCGGCAATTGCAATTGTTCCCGATACCTGCGTTCTTGTCAGTGTTGAACTGGTAGTTACAACACCTGAACTAAAAGGCGCACCGATGAATGCTCCTGCTGCGTCATATGCCAATGTGCCATAGCCGCTACCTGTTATGTTGGTGAGTCCGCCAGCAACTATTGCCGACCACAAAGACATAGCCCAAGTCTGTCCGTTAGCAGCAACAATAGCTCCAGTTCCACTGAGTTCAGGCCTAATACTCAACTGTGTCGATGAAGTCGTCCCACTAAACCGCAAGTCAATATAAGTAATGCCGTTGCTTGTACCGGTTCCTACTACTTGCTGCGTCAATGTCCCAAGATTAGATACGTTCCAATTCGTCGGCAGCGTCCCCGGCGTCCCCGCTACCGCCCCTACCATTGTGTTGTTGCGGATGCTGTTCGTCCTACTCTCTTCAATCAGCAGCCCCTGAGCCGCCAGCGTGCTGGGGTTGTAGTCGAACCGTGGGGCGTTGGTCGCTGCGCTGGTCAGCACACCAGCCGAGTTGAAGTATGTAGCCGTGCTGGCGCGGGTGAAGGTGATGATGTCGCTGAAGTTCTTGGTGACGAGTGCCATTATCTTCTCCTCCCGTTAAGTAGTTATGGTTTGGAGATCAGCGTTACTGAGTCTCCGAGGGTAGTAGGTGATGCGACGGAGGTAGCCGTTAAGATAGTTTGCACCTCCTGACCACCCAGCTTTACCTAATGAAAGCGTAGTAGGCGCAGACACAATACTGCAAG